TGTCTAAGTATTTTGATTTTAGCTCCGTTAGCTGGAGCACTATTAAATTGTACCGTAGTAGCATTAGCTAGTGACCAAGTACTAGTTGATTGTACGGTTGCGTCAACCTGAACTTCAATGTCAGTTGACTTAAGATATGGAAATGTAAAAGAGTAATTGGTGGTGGAGCCATTACCCGTATACGAATTTTCTGTAACAGCCATAAGGTTTTATCGTGATCCTCCATATTGAAGGAGTTGTCTTTGAGTGTTTTGTTTTTGTATGTCTATTGCTTCATTAACATTACCTCGTTCTAACTCGAAGTTAACTTCTTTCTGTGCTTCTACTATTGCTTCTAGATCAATAATTTGTTCTGCATTCTCTTTATACTCTTTAATTACTGATTTTAATTCTTGAATAATAGGTAATCTTTTAAATTCTAATTCAATATCAGTAGACTTAACATGATTATCTGAAGAATAATAATGCATCATAATACCTATTTGATCCCAGTATTTTTTAGATGATAGTATATCTCTTAGTTTGGGGAATAGTGTACCATCTCTATGCATTTCTTCTAATATCTTCTGTTGTTGTTCAGTAGTATATTTTACACCAGCTTCACTTGTTTCTATTGTATTAAATACTTTAACTGGTAACATCCTAAGAAGTTCTCTAGTAGTACCTGTTATAGTTTGTTGATTATCACCTTTACCTATAGTTATATTAAGTGGATTACCTTTATCAGGATCATGTGTATTATCACTAGAGAATTTTATACCAACAAAATGATTTAGATAACGAGTGAATCCATTATCATGATCACGTAATGGTTGACCAGTAAGAGCATCGATATATTTAGGAACTGCTCCTATAGTAAATGGAGTTTGTGCTAAGAAATAATGAAGCATACTATCACTTACATTTCTTAAAGCATTATCTTGTGATCTAGCTAACTGCTTTACTTCAGCAGGTACTATAACAGCACTAGCTGCTCTTTTAAAGAATCTTTGTACAGCATTCCAATCACCTAATGCTATACTTGCTACAACATTTAGGTTTTCTAAATTATTAGCACCGAATGAATGTACTAATGTAGTAACTACTTTACTATACCAATCTTCCATTAAAGGTTCTGCTTCTTTAGCATAATGAGACATATTACCCATTATAGTTAGTAATGGATCAAGTATAGGTATACCATCAAAGCTATATCTTATATCTGTTCCAGGTATAGCAATAGTTTTATGTTTAATACCTAGTACTTCTCTCTCATATTTATTCATAGTAGGATCATAATGACCACTACCTATTATACCACCTCCCATGGAATAATCCCATAAGAGTTTAGTAATACCAGCAGAGAATAGAAGTCTTCCAGTATATTCATTTCTAAGATCTTTAAATATTGCCATAGCATTAGGATCAGTAGCAAAATCAATACCATGTTCCATTAAAGCTTGGGCTATATCAGCTTCACTACGAGCATATATAGTCTTAGAAAACTTATTAGCTCCAGGGATAGCACTAATAGGTAGCCAAGACATAGCATTCTTAATAGAATTACTTTCTGTTCTAGGGAACATAAAAGCAAATCTTAGTAATGGAAATGCATTAGTAGCTTTATTTATGTAAGTACTTACAGCATCATCACCAGTAAAGTTTACATCATCTGATAGACTTTGAACATGTTTATCAGTTAACAAACCTTGTTTATTAAAGAATGATCTTCTATAAGCTATTTCTGCTTTATTATAATCAGCTTCTTTTATGTATCCAAATTCACTGAATACATCATCAAAAGCTCTAATACGTGCATTTCTATGTGCGCTGAAGTATTGTGCAAAAGCATCTGGTCCAGTCATACCTGTTAAAGGATATCTAGCCCATTTCATCTTACTTAGCTTACGCATTGCATTAGAGAAATCGTATTGATACATTCTTCCCCAATTACCATCTGCTTCCCATAATTCTCTTACACCTTTAACTACTTCATTTACTTTATCATCTTGAAATATAAAATCTTTTCTATAAGCTCTCATCATAGCAGTAGGATCTTGATGAGTCTTTTTTATCATCTTCCAAGAATACCCTAAACCTCGTTTCATTACATGTCTATCAGGTTCATAGTACTTAGCAGTACGTCTTAAAGAATCAAAGAGATCCCCATCAACTATACCCCAGAAAGCTGCACCTTGTATAGCAGTTAAAGGTTTAAGAGTCATTTGATAAACCATACTCTGAGTAGCTCTTGATACTGATCTTAATGATAAAACATTATTAAATACTAATCCAAATAAGTTCTTAGAGAACATACTCATCTTTGTTGGATCAGGACTCTTAATTAGAGTTAAAGGACTAACTTCATTAGCAGCATATTTAAATAGTTTAGTTAACGTATCAACTTTACCATCACTTAATACAAATGCAGCGGATAATGGTTTTAAAGCTTCAGGTCTTATCTCAGCTACTTTTCTTAATGTATTAACATATCTTAAGTTAGTAGAATGTATACTACTAGCTTCTTGATTTAATGCTCTTAATACACTTTGAGCAGCTTCTTCTAAGTTTTCTAAAGGTACTTCATTTAACCAGTTTTTATTCTGTAGTTGCCAACCTGCTACCTTTTTAGATAATGCAGTTTCATCTAATAAGAATAACATTTTATCAAGCATCTTAGATAAAGCTTGATCATTATCTGCTATACCTTTAAACATAAAACCACCTTCAGCAGTAGAACTTATCTCCTTACCTAAAGTAGTCATGATACGAGCAGTAGTTTCATTTACATTCGTACCAGTATATATGTCTGTTAAATCTCTTAAAGCAAGCATTGCTGCTTGAAAGTTCTCATCAGATATATATTCAACTTGTAATTTACCATTTAGTAGAGTTTTAATATCTTTAGTTTGACTAAATAAAGCTCTTAAATCTTCTACATCAGCATCAGGATCTATAATTTCTGCATACTTACCCCAAGCTGCAGATTGCATCTGTTCATTAGTAACTGTAAAATTATCTACTACTGCATCGAATCTACCAGTATTTATTCTAGATATATTTACAACAGCTTTACGAGCAGGATCATTAGGACCAACATTTCTTAAGGTTTGTTCTGATATAACTTGTGCAGGATCTCCTACTGAATCACCATATTCAATAGCAGCTATATCTGCTTTATTCTTTGCTACAGCACCAGGAGGTATTGGAGGTTTACTAGAAGTTGCTGTTTCTGGTACTATATCACTATCTAAATCATCTGGTACTCTACCTTCTTTTCTTATTTTCCTTTCAGCAGCTGCATCTGATTCTTTAATTATAGAGTCTTCATCCATTCTTAAAGCATCTTCAATATCTATTAACTTACCAGTTTTCTCTTCTAAAAGAATTAGTTCATCGATAGCTGCAGCTTCTTCAGCTTTACTTAACTTACCACTATTAATTAGTTCATTAAGTCTATCCATCTCTAGGATATTATTAGAATCTGTATTAGATAGAATCTGTTTATTTTTATAAGCAGAAGAAGCTTCATCTAATGGTTCCATCCATCCTAACATAGGAACACCACTAGGAGTCTTCTTGAATTCTATACCCCATCCAATTAAATTACCTATACCAGACACTGGTAAGTCTGCCATATAATGTAGTAATCTATTATGGAAAGGACTATTAGTAGTATAATGTCTAAGGAAATCTGGTACTTCTAATATCTGATCCTTACCAAATACATTTAGAAAGTTAGAATTATATACAGCATCCATCCAAGTTGGACCTTCTGATTGATCACTAACAGCTACAATAGCTGAATCTATTGCAGTATTAAGACCAAATCCAGCCCAGAATTGCTGCCCTTTACCTAAATAACCAGCATAACCTGCTTTACCTATTAGACCGTTAACCCATTGACCTGTTAATATTGAAGGTAATATTATTTGACTTACTTCTCTTACAGTAGTCATGTTTGGATTATCATATATCTTCATCATTAACTTATCATAGGCATTATCTACACCTGCTAATCCAGGTAACATACCTATAATATTACTAAACTGATCAGGTAATCCTTGACCCATGGCAGCAAGAGTTTGCATGGTATTACCTACTGATTCAATAGGATTACTAGTACCATATAACGCCTTACTATCTGTGTAAGCTTTTTGTGATCCCCAATACTTTATAATCCAAGAATCTCTAGCAGCTTGTCTTTCTTCTCCTCTAGGCATATCCCACCAGATTTTCTGATCTGTTGCCATTTGTTCTCTAACAGCTTTATTAGTTAAATCTGGTAAGACTTCTGGTTCGATAGGAAGATTTGTTGGATCTCCTAATTTCTGCTCTGCTGCTTGATTAGGAGTGATAGGTTCTAGAGTACTACCTTCTGTTTTAATGATGTCTTCTTGTTGAAGTAATTCTTCTTCTTCTATGTCAAGCATAGAATTTTCATCATTTTGTGAATCTGTATATACTCCCATAATTAGTTGTCCTCAAGATAAAAATAACCATCGGGAGAATAATGAATACCCCAACGTCTTCCGTTTTCTATTAATGTTTTTCTATATCTAAAATCTGTTACATTAGCTCTACCATCAGGTTGCCATATTACATATTCTGGAGGAATATCTCCATATACAGCTTCCCATCTAGCTAAATACTGATTTAAATTTTGTGAGTCAAGTGTTGCTTGTACTTTAGGATTAACAGGTAATTGTCCAGTTTTATCTATATATAATTCTAAGGATGCTAGTATAGATAGTTCCCTATTAGAATGTGCATTTTGCATTTTCTTTCTAAAGTTTGCTCTCTTAGATACATTTGTTACTACTGTACCATTATCAGGTCTGATCTTCTTAGCAGCTTCAATAGCTTTTTCATCACCAGTATTATTTAATAATTGAGCAATGATTAATTCAGGACTACCTTTTAAAGGATGATCAGATGGTAGATCTCTATTAATCTCATCTACTGTAGAATAGAATTCAAGAGGTCTATTATCATTTATATCCTTAATCCATTTATCTCTTTTTGAATCAGAGATAACTTTCTTTTCAGTTTCAGTTAATAAACTAGTAAAATCAAATCCTGGAGAACGTAATTCTTTACTAGTATAATCTATTTTCTGATATTCTGGTATATTACCATTATCTAACTGTCTTTGTGTACTTGAGAAGATAGGAAAATCAAATCCTGGACCTCTCTGCCTAGCTGATATAACTGCATATTTTGAATCTGTAGCAATTAATTTATCAATACTACTATTAGCATTTTTATATGCTGTTTTAACATCAGCAGTGGCATCCAATTCAACTCTGAAACTAGTCCAGAAATCATTTTTCAAGTCAGTTAATTTTATAGCTACACTAGCATTAGCTAAATCATCATCACCTTTATATCCAAGTTTAGCTCTTAATTTATCTTCGAGAGATTCATTTAAATCAGCTATTTTAAAATACTTTTCAAATTGAGTTATGTGAGCTAATTGAGCTGTATACTCTCTCTTATCTGCAGCACTGAGAACTGAACTATTCTCTATCATACGGTAAGCATCTTGATGATCACCATTATCAATTAAACTATCAATGTCACGTTTAATACCTTTAACACCAGTCAGACCAATACCATGATTATCTAAGTATTTTCTATAATGATTAGCAGCATCTGTACGTCCATTAGCATCAGCTTCTTTTATTTTGTCGTTGATAGTTTGGATATTACCATCCCATTTATTAAGAGTAAAATCAACAGCTTCACCAAGAGCTACTTTATTATCCCAATCTTTAGCTGCTTTAAAATCACTTACTTTTTTTCTTTTAACTGCAGCTCTAGTTTCACTTATTTTTTCAAATAATTTAGGATTACGTCCACCTATTTGAGCTAAATCATAACCATTACCTGCATCACCTTTTTGTCTTCCTTTAGGTGGTGTAAGGTATTTTAATCTTTCAAGTATATCATCATCTGATATTCTTAGATCAGAAGCCCAACTAGTAAATAAATGTTCTATAGCTTGAGCTGTATTATTAGCTATAGGTTTACCCTCTTTATCTACACCATGTAATTCAACAAATTGAACTAAACGATCCATCTTATCTTGACTAGGATCTGCTTCAAATATATCTAAATTTTCTTGATATTTTATTTTGAAGATTTCAGCATTTCTAGTACTAGTCCAAGTATTACTTTTTTTAGCAGCAGCCTTATTGAATTCATCTCTAAATTTAATAACACCTTTATGGTATTTATATCTTTCAATACCAATACTTGTTTCTATCTTATTCTGTATCCATTTATAAGCTCTATTTAATTCTTCTGGTGTAGCAGGGCTAACACCAAATTCCTCTTTATAAGCTTGTAAACCTTCTTTAATATGAGTATCTATATTAGCAATTAAGTCATCAGTTATATAACTAACTCTACCAGCTTTATAGAATACACTAGTACTATCAAGACCAAATAATTGAGAATTAGTAGCTCCTGCTTCTTTTAATTGCTTTTTTGTTTCTAAAAGTTCTTCATCAGCAATAGTAACACCTTCTTCAAAATTCTCAGCCCATATTTGTAAGGTATCATTATCAGCTTGATTCTTTAAAGCTTGAGCATAACCTAAGTTATGAGTAACATTTTGATATCCTGAAGCTAGTTGAGTGAAAGCTTGTGATAATTTAGGTGCAAGTTTTTCCCAATGTTCAGCTTGACGTTGATATTCATCAGCTCTACCTTTAATAGCTTCTATATCTCTCTCAGATCTTACCTTAATATTCTCTAATTGTCTATTATAAATCTTATCTTCTAAAGCTTGTAGATCTGCTACGTTCTGACGTTCCTTATCAAATGCCCTCTCCATAGAGGATACCTGGTCTCTATCGATATCAGCTTGCTGAGATCTAGCCAGTTGTAAGGAATCTATAATTGTTTGATCACGCTCTCTTAAGGCACTTATGCCTAAGTCACCAGAGGAGGGATTTCTAAATCTACCTCCTTGGCTATGGCGTCTGAATCCTGTTGTCATGTTTAGTTATATTTCCCAATTAGATGCAGCTTGTCCTAATGAGGATGCTACACTTGTAATACCTGAAGTCCATGCCCTAGAAGCAGCCGCACTAGGATCTCTCATAGCACCTCTTATAGGTTCTGGTCCAAAATCAAACTCTTCTAACGGTCTAGGTAACTGGAATTCTGCTACTGGTGTAGGTAACGGTGCAAGAGGCAATGGTAATTCACCTGGATGTAACATTTTCTGAGCCCATGCTGACATATCTGCAGCTTCTTGATCCCTAGCTATCTCCATTAAAACAGAGCGTGTATTACGTTCAGCACCTAACATAGCTTCAGCCATAGCAGATTGTTTTCTACCTTCTTTAGCTATGATAGATTGTATAGATTTAGTAACACTTCTACCTGTTTGACCTCTGGCTCTAGCTTTACCTTGAGCTAATAAGTTTTCTATATGTAATTCTTGCTGTTCAAAAGCTTGTTCAGCTTCGATCTCTTCTAACTGCCTTAACTGGTCTTCTCTACCAGAATAGGCACTTCTAGCATTTAAGGATAATTGTTGATAAAATAAATCATCTGATTTCCAAAACTGTTCTTCTAATGAATCTTGTTTTCTATTACGAATCATTAGATCGTAATTATATCTCCGTAAAGCAGATTCATCCATGAAGTCTGCTCTTTTACGTTCATTTATCTGTTGTAATAGAACGTTATTTTGAGTATCATTATGATCAGCTGCAAGCCTCTCAGAAGCCATTCTATAGGCTTGTAAGTCATATTGATACTGAGCTTCTGTAGCTTCATTAGCTGTATTAGCTTGATCTCTAGCAGCATTAGAGGATCTATTGGATGACCATAATCCAACTCCTGCACTTATTAAAGGTGCTGCTACTGCCCAAAATGCCATACTTATGTCCTCCTGTAAAATCTAGGTGAGTATTGTCCTTCCCACATCATAGAATTTAAGGACACCGGAAATGGTGAGTCATTAAATACTCTTAATTGGAAGTTATCTGTTTTTTGATGTATAGGTATTGAAAATATAGAATGATCTTTTAAAGCTATATCATTAGCTAGATATGTATTAGCTATTACTGTTGGATTCAAGCTATACCACTCATCTAAAAATATTACAATCTTTACATTATTAGCTGGTGCTGAACTGAATGTTATTTGATTAGTAGCTGTTACAGTAAATGCTGTAGTAATAACACCATCTAAAGTAACTTTAATTTGATCTTCATCTATATAAGCTAGATCTTCATCTATCCAGTTATAAACTGTAGTACTACCATCTCCTGTATATTCTTTCTTACCTTGTCTTATACCTGTAGATTTCAATTTAAATGCCATAAGACCAGATAGACCTACAGCAAACTTCATTCTAGCTATAGTTAAGTTAGCTGTAAAATCACTCTGACGTTGGCCATCATCTAATTTAAGATATGTCTTAGGTAGAATTACATCTAAATCGTATTTCCATCCTACAATAACATCTGCTGCTACACTAGTTAAATTCTTTTTAAGTACTTTAAAGTAAGGATCTCCATCATTAGTTATAACTTCGGGAGTAATTGTAAATCCAGATTCAACAAACTGTCCAGTAGCTGTAGTACCTTTAATAACTATTACAGGTGTTAATCCTGTTACATTAGCAAAAGGTATATAGCATTTAGAAAATTCATTAGTAGAATCCCATGCTACAGTAGCATTATTAGCTGCATTTCTAGCATTAGAATATAAATCTATACATGGATTAATTCTTTGTCCATCATTATTAACAATAATAGCATCTTCTGGACTCTGACTTAAGCTAGCTTTACTTAAAGTGAATTGATTACCTTGTTTAGTAACAGCATAGAACTCATCTGAATCAACAGCTATAGTTTGTACATTACCAGGTAGTTGCCATCTAAACCAAGATTGTACTACATTGGTTTCACCATCACTATAGGTAAGATAAAAATAAACTTTATCATCAGACTGACCAGACATAGCAATGAATTGGTTTTGAGAACTACCAATAAACGTATCTATTGTAGCTGGAACCCATTCATTTACTACTCTACCTACATCTAATACTTGAGGGTTCTCATCTTGACCTCTAGTAATCATACCAAATATACGTGTATAACTTGGTGTCTTACTAATGAAGTTGATATTAGTACCCATATCTATAGGATCTAAATCAGCATCCATCTCATAGTTAGAGATAGTTCTAATTGTAGTAGTGGTAGGTGTAAATATATTTTCCTGAGCACTCATTAGAAACTGCTGATTCTTACTGAATAATACAAGACCCTGTGTAGTAGGTAATATACCATGTAAGGTAGCAGGTTTAGTAGTAGATGCTTGTAAATCTATAGGATCAGCATCTGTTAATGTTTGAGCTGAAGTATGATAGAAGTTATAGTGTTGTCCTGATTGACTTAATATAACATTATCTACTGAAAGAAATCCTAATCTATTATTATAGAAGAATGCTTTATGTATCTTTTGACCAACAAAACTTGGATGAGTATTTGTTACATCATCACCAACTAATCTAGAAGTATAAGCTATCTTTTGAAATGTAAATGTATTAGTAGAATTATTAACTAATTCATGTGGTACTGTAGCTGTATCTAATCCAGTAGATTTACTAGGATCTATTGTTTCTTCCCAATAACCTGGACCTGATGTACCATCATCTGCTACAAATTTAGCCCAATATGTATCTGCTGTTGAAGCAGTATTAATTATTTTTACTGTATGATTATGGGCTGTTTGTACAGGTAATTGAGATATATTATCTACTTGATCTTGGAATACTTCTATAGAAGTACTAGTAGCACCACCAACAGCAGTGATAGTAAAAGCACTAGTTCTAGTTAACTGTAGAGTAGTCTGGTATTTTGTTACTGTTAAGTTAGATATACTTAAAGCATCTATTGCAGTTTTAAGTTTAGTTAATGTATCACTATATGTATCATCACTATCTGTAGTAACTGTAGCAGTACTACCTGCTACAACTATCGTATATGTGGTAAGAAGTGAACTACCACTTAATGTAAGAGTAGCTTGCTTATTAGCTGTAAAGGATGGATTAGCTAATACAGCAGCTGTTATTAAATCATTTGTAATTATAGACGTATCTTGTACAGTTAATACATCATAGTTTGTACGAGCACCTGTAAGGTATGCCTGTGCCCCTGTACCGTAGTTAACAGTACATGCAACACCTGTTGTAGCATTCCATATATCTATGTCCCCTGTAGAGCCTCCACCAGGTACTGGCTTAATACATCCTATATATTTTTCATTATTATCTCTATGTATATAAAACCATTTAGAGGAATCATATGTAGTACCTGTACCTAAATTAGCAATCCATTTTAAACCAGGTCTTTTAGTTAACCCAAAAGTAGGATCAGGGTAAGCATTAAGACACTCACGTACTTGACCTGGTAATTTTTTATCATCAGATTGTTTAGATACTCCACCAAGATAATTATCAATTCTTTGAGTTACTGCTGGCATTATCGTTGTAAAGCTTGGAACGGTTGATAGCTTTGGTAATAGTTTGTTTGTCCTTGTGGGTGTCCAAAGAAAGTAAACTGTCCTTGCTGTGTTTCATATTCTAAAGCTAGTGCTCTAGCTAATCCCTCCTGTTGTTGTAACATTTGGTATTGTGTATTATCTCCTACAATCCTTTGTGAAACAATTGTAGAAGCTCTAGCTGTAACATAATCTTGTATAGGTTGGGGTAAATCTACCCAATCGAATTCCCATACAACATCACATTCTACAATAGAATGTTCTCCCCATGTGTATCTATGATGCTGTCTATCATATAGCTTACCACTCCTACGAACACCGTCGAAGTCAACATTAGCAGCATTCTCGGTTAATTTTAGTTGTAGTATGTTATTGGGAATTAATACTTCATTATTAGTATCAGGAGTGAATTCATAATGATACTCTTTATTAAAAGTCCATCCTTCAGCTTGGACTTCCCTATTTACCTGTAACAAAGTATCGTATGCAATCGCAACCTCTGGGTTGGTTTGATCGAGAGTGGTTACAGGAGCCTGACCACATGACGACAGTATTTGATTTATAGCAGGTAATTCTTGAGTAGCGTTAGTGGTTGGAAAAGGCATAATTATTAATTAAAAAAAAAGGGAGACCGAAGCCTCCCATATGTATAAGACTATTATCCGTTAGCTGGATAAGTAGCACCGAATGCAGCAGGCTTAGTTGTAGTTCCTGCGAACAGTTCTACACAAGCAGCTGGGTTTAGGAAGTCAGCACCCATTGCTAGTCTTCCTAGGATAACATCACCCTGATAAATCACGGAGACATCACCTGATGTTACTTGAACTTGTGGTCCAATTGCTTCGACAACACCTGCAGCTTCTTTCTGGAAGATAAGACCGCAAGTATTAGCAAAGTCAGTTGCGTTACCATAGTTGTTATTAACACCACTAACAGAGGCACGAGCGTCTTCAGTAGCTACATCTACGAATGAACCAGTGTTACCTGGGTTCACTGTTGCTGGGTCAGTACCCGCAGCAGGTGAAGATGCTGGAGCATATTTAGCACCATACTTACTGAAGAATGGGACATTCATTGATTTGTAGATCTTAATGCCTGCAATTTCAATGATACCTTCTCCACCTTGTAAAGCAGTACCTTGTACGTCTCTGTTAATTAAGTTAGATGTCGCTACGTCTTGGATAAGAGCATAGTACTGTCTTGGGTTTAGGACAGCAACACGACCATCACCACTAATCCCTTTTTCATCTAGAGCTGCAGCTGCATCATAGAATGCAGTTACAATTTTACCAGAATTTAATGCATCATCTGCATCAGAACCAGCTCCAACTTGAATCTGTGTTCCACCTGGTTCTACGAAGTTAGCCTTCGTGATAGGACTAGCAATACGAGCGCCTTTAGCAATTGATCTAAAGATTAAGCGGTCATATTTCTCTGCGAGTGCGTAGCCGATCTTCTTGGAAATCTCACCACGTAACTCATAGTGGGCAAGTGTTTCATCTAATTCATATACGAAAGCACTTGATATGAGAAGATCATCAACTGTGATTGTCTTCTCTGCGACTGGTGGAG